CATGGCGTTCTCCTTTTCTAAGTAGATATTGTAATCCATTAGGCAGGAGTGTTACAAGTTCACTATACCACTACAATCGCTGTAATTTGTAGGGACACAATAGCAAAAATCTCTAAAGCAGCATTCAGCACAGTGCTGCTTTACTTTTTTGCAATGCCGCTGCAATCTTTTGAAAAACTCTTTGCTGTCCATTTTCAGTTACTTCCTTTCTGCGCCCATCTCAGGCGCTTTCTTGACAAACTTTCTTGCCGTGATAGAATATTGGCGGGAGGGGAATAATGATGGGAGCATATGGAACACCGGAACATTTACCGGGAGAAAATCAAGAGCCGCAAGATCAATATAGTTGTTCCAAAATTAAAAAAAGAGGAATTTTGCATGGAGATTTAAAAACGTGGCAAAAGGCAATTCTAATAATCTATCTTTGCATAGTTGGTTTCTTCGAATTTGCAATGCTTGTTGGCTTAGGAAATTACACCGGCTATATGCCAATAGGGATATTCTCTGCAATTGCTTTTTTCGTCTTAGCCGCTTTTTTTGCTGTCAGGATAAACGCGCATAAAAAGGCATGGCCACTTATTATCTGTTCGTTGATCGCTTTTGTTACATACTTTTGTGAGCTGGGGTCATCTGCCACAAAAGGAGTTACCGCTGTTCCAACAGCAAGTAGTGAATCATTTTCAAGCAATGCCGCAGTTCTAAGCTCTGCATCAGGATCTGCGTCTTCTTCTAAATCCGTATCCTCTCAAAAGCAAGCATCCGGGAAGACATCTAGTCATGCTAAACAAACTACAGAATCACAAAAACTTGTTGATGCTGCCACCCAATATAAATCTGAGTGCCAATCGTTCAAATATAAAAGTGTCGCCAGAAAACCCAATGATTACAAAAGCAAAAAAGCCAAATTTACCGGTCAGGTTAGTCAGATTGAGGAAAATTGGGGATCAGACGTTATTCTTCTTAGTGTGACAAAAGGAGAATATGACACATGGAGCGATAATATTTACGTTGAGTATACTCCAAAAAGTAAAGATGAAAGCCGCATACTGGAAAACGACATTATTACCGTATACGGAGAATTAAACGGAATCAAAACATATACAACCGTTTTGGGAAACAGCGTAAGCATCCCATATTTTACAGCACAATACGTCGACATTTCATCGGAAAGTAAATAAGCAGCAGGCGGATAGAACCGCCTGCTTTTTCAATCCTGCAAAACAGGATGATACCGTTTATTCCGGTTGTTTACTTCTTTTATTATTCGGTTCACAAACGGCTTTCCGTCAACATCCATCCGAAGATTAATCGAATGGCCTTGCTTCAGCGAATGATCTATGGAATGCAGCAATTCGACAGCTTCATCTGAAACGCTGCCATTGCCGCTATTTTGAATTCCTTTGCCAATGCGCGAATATACATCGTCATTTAAAGGCAGAACAGCCTCAGGATATTTTCCTTCACCGGTCATGGTAAACGTCGGACCCGTTACAAGGCCGCCTGCTGCTAATCCCACCGGCGCTAAGGCTGCTATGGCCGGAATAGCCGCAGCTCCGCCGGTAACGGCTATGGCCGCCGCTCCTAGGCCAATCAGATCAACAGCAGCGGGTGCAACCCAGCTTTTATGTGCTATCCAGACTTCATTGATTTTTTTGCCCACCCCGCTCATAAAACCGGTAAACTGCCCCCACATGGCAGATAAGCCCGCAACAAAACTGGAATACATACCTTCTGCTGTCTTGCCTGCATTTTGCATAAGATTTTTTCCAAAATTAACAAAGCCTTTTGAGACAGACGGAATCCAACTGGAAATTACTTTACCTGCTGCTTTTAGGCCGCCGATTACAGCAGTTGGAATATAGGCAAATGTTTTTCGTGTGTTAATCATAATATTATCGCCTATTTTAGTAAAAGCACCGGATGAAGATGTGCCCCATCCCCGAATTGTATTTTTTACTCCAGACAAACTTGTAGCTGTAGAGTTTGAAACATAACTCCAGGATTTTTTAAATATATTAGAAATTGATTGTCCCCACGCTGAAACTGTTATCTGTGTTGATGCTGAAAATTCAAAAATCTTTTGCTTTGCTGCTTGGATAGACGGTTCAAATTTTGATTTGAGGTTAACGGCGGGTGCCGTTGCAGTTTGCATTTCTGGAGCCGTGATCTTTTTCTGATACTCTGTTCTGCTGCTTATGAAATCATTCATTACAATGGCTGGAGCTGTAGCATGTATAACAGTTGGAGCCGTAACTTTTTTTTGATACTGGGATTTACTTTTTAAAAAATCAGCCAATAAAAGTGACGGAACCGTTGGCCGAGCAAAAGTGGGAGCGCGGACTGTCTGCTGATATCGTTTTTTTATTCTGTCATAAACACTTGTATCTGGAGCAGGAACTTTAATTTTTGGAAACTCTGGAATCTTCCATGCCCCTAAGGCTGGCAGTTTGACTTTAGAAAGTTCTTTTGCAGCTTCTGAAGCCTTGTTTTTTACCTTGTCCAACGCTTTCTGTGCTTTGCCGGAGCCATCTTTTAAAGTATCAAAAAAGCCCTTGATCCTTTTTTTGAAATCTTCAAACCCTTTTAGCGCCGGAGTTTTTATAGTTTCAAACATAGAACTATAATCTGGGCTTTGACTTTTGGGACCAGAGCCCCCAGTGATGCTATTAACATCCTTATTAAGGACATTGAGCTCATCAAACCCCATGATCGTACGCTGAAGCTCTTTCACTTTCTTATTGGCACTGCTTGCACTGGTACCTGCTTTATCAATAGATTTTGCATAATCCACATAAGGCTTTTTTGAAATGGTTACCGTTTTCTGACCCGTTATCTGCGCAATAAAAATTGCTATTTTATTCGCTGCCCATGAAATAGCATCCGCTATTCGCACAATTACCGGTGTCAGTGCCTGCAGTGCGGGCATCAGTGCGGCTGCAATGCTGTTTTTAAGGTACAGAGCGCTTGACGCAAGCTGCGACATGGTGCTGTTGGCCCGTGAACTCCCAAGCGCCATATTCTGAAAGCCCTCGGAAATAGATTGAAAGACAAATGACACACCCCGGTAGAGCAGCATACTCAGCAACATTCGACGGGTCATTCTGCCAAAATACCCGCTGCTTTGACCTGCGCGCCGGATATTGCCGCTGGCGTTTTTCATGCTCCGGCTCAGCCGGCCGGTCTTTTCAGCCGCGGCACCTGAAGCATTTCCAGCAGCAGAAATCTGTGCCTGCACTTCGGCAAGATGGGCTTTCAGCGGAGCCGTCTGTGCGTCCAGCTGGTCAAGCTGGGCATTCAGCTTCTGCATCTGCGGGTCGTTGCCAACCATGAAATCAAATGACTGGTCTTTCGTCATGCCGGTAAGGTTCGGAAGGCCGGTATATTTATTTACAATAGCATCCTGCTTTTCATATATGCCGGCCATCTTTTGGTTCAGTTTATCTATCTTCGCCTGCGTCCGGCCAATCTCTGCCTGCAGCTTTTTCAGGTTACCCTGCGCCTTGCTGGTCGTGACATTCACGTCGGCAGCCTTTTTTGGCTGCACACTTGCGATTTTTTCCTTTAGCTTGTCAATCTTTGCCGTCACTTTTTCAGTTTTGGCCGAAATGATAATCTGCAGTTCTTCAACGGTCATGTGCTCCGCACCTCCCTCTGCCGGTTAAATTCTGCGGCATATTTCTGCCACTGCGCCTTGCTTTCCTGCCAGCCGCCGGACGAATCGCCGAATAAGTCCGGGTAGGCGGCGCTCAGCGACTTCGGGTATTTCTTTGGTTCATGGAACATAACGCCGATCAGCTGGGCAAGCTGGTAATCCATCTTCGCCCGGAGCTGTTCCCGGTCACGGGTTTCGGCTTTCCGGCGGCGGTAAAAGGCGTTGATCTCATCCACAACCTCCGGGTAGGTCATGTTCCAGAACCGGCCGGATGGGATACCGATTTCCAGCGCGTCGTCCTTTATCGCAAGGATTGCTTCCGTCAGGCTCCGGTATTGCTGTCCGCCGCCGGACTGCCCGCGTTTTTTTCGGTGTCACCCGTGTCGCCAATGCCGACCTGAGCCAGCAGTTTCAAAATTACATCGACAATTTTCTCCGCGCTGCCTCCGTCGGCAATATAGTCGTCGTACAGATTGCAGACTTCCCTCAGGTTCATCCCGTGGTTGTACGGCTGCAAAGCACCCCACAGAATCATAACGATCACCGTAGCATCCATCAAATGGTTGACCGCCTCGGTCAGGCCCATGCCGAGCTGCTTTTCCACCTGAATGGCATTAAAGGTTGTCAGGCGCAGCCGGTATTCTTTTCCGTTGACTTTCCAAATTACATAAGGCATCTTTCATGCACTCCTTTATAAAATTGGGGGAGGCTTGTGCCTCTCCCTTTTGGCTGTATTTTACTTTCCTGTTTCTCCGGTACCGCCGGCACTTTCCTCAACGTCCGTGATGTTGCTGTTAATCAGCATCTTTACCTTGAACTGCAGCGCGTCGCCCGTGCCGCCGCCAGTCCGCGTTGTGACGACATAAGCCGACCACGAAAAACCGGTGCCGTCCGGGTAAATCAGCTTGAAATATTTGACCTGCCGGGCAAGTTCCGCCGCGCGCAGGGCTTTGTAGGAATTCATCAGCTTATCACCGGATGCCGGTTCCGTCTGCGTGTCATCATTGAAGAACTCAAACTCTGGTTCCCCGAGATCAACGATCCCCGGAATATACCGCTTGTTCTTGTCCTGCATATTGGTAACTTCAATTTTTTCGGCCTCAAACGACATATCCGGAACTTTTTGGAGTCCGTACAAGGTTTTATATGTACCACCTTCGGCATCCGCCATATCAAGATGCGTGCCGAGCATTGCTGTTTCCATCAAAAACCACCTCTGTATATTTTCTTTTCTTTGTTGTCAACCCATCCGGTGAACGGCATCATGTACCGGTGCAAACCGGAAGGGTCTTTCTTCAGCTTTGCGCTGCCGCGGACAAAACCGGCGGAAATCATTGCTGCGCTGACCTGCCCCGCAAGCTGTGCGCAGCGTGCCGGGCTGTTTCCATTCGCCGCCGTATCCCACACGTCAATCTGGCACTCATACCGGGAATACCGTTCTTCACCGAAAAGGACTGCGGCGCAGCTGTTTCCAATCTCCGTCAAAGACACGTAAGGAAAATCAGAATCAATTTCCGGGAAAGCAAGCTGCACCGTACAGATTGACTGCAAGAGGCCAGAAACCTCTTTATTCATATCAATCATTTCATCAGCTCCTCGACGTCTTCCCGGATGGAGTCCTTTACAGCATCGACCGCCTTATCCTTGCCTTCGGCAAACGCCGTGCGCATAAACGGCTGGGGCGGCTGCCCGTGGGACGTATGCCAGTTGCCTTCTGCATCCTGGTACCGCCAGTATTTCTTTGTGGTATGCGGGACGGACGGATCTCCTTTCGGCCCGGTGCCAAACTCCACATCCGGGCCGTATTTCACGCTGGTCCCGGTGACAACCTGATCATTCGATTTTGCTTCCGTGTGGATGCTGTCGCGCAGGTTGCCGGTATCAACCGGGCAATGCGCTTTTGCGCCCGCCTCAAACACAGCCCCGCCTTTCAGCAGGGCTTTCTGTGTGCTTTGCGGGATGCTGCCGCCCAGCTTATCCAGCTTTTTCAGGAGCTTGTCCAGCCCCTTCACCTGAACTTCCAATTTTCATCACCTCAATCAACGCATAAGTATGCGTCATGCGCTTTTTCACGCTGACAACGGTATATTCCGGCTCCGTGGAATCGGCGGTAAAAGCGACGCCCATTCCGCCGAAAATCGGAGCGTCCGGCGCGGCGTGTAGAAGCATCATTTGTTCCGTGCGCGGGCCGTAAAGCTCCACGGTCAGTTTATCCGTCACAGGCAGCACGCTGCACGGGACGGACCCGGCCGGCTGCCAGACGTAGGTATCGCCGACGTAACCGCTCGGGACTTTCACTTTCGAGAACAGCAAGGCGGTTTTATCATTGAAAGCCGCAAGGTCTGCGGCATAAGCGGATAAATCCATCACGGCCACAGCTTTCTGTACTGGGAAAGCGCCTTTTTCTCGGCGTCCGTCAGTTCCCCGGCCGTGTCATACTGTACCGTTTTGTAAGTGAAAGACACATCGCCCTCTTTAAGTCCAGAAAGCGTTTTCGGCGCTGCTTCCTGCCCATATCCCCGCGCCCGGTACCGATTCACAACCATATCAGCCATAAGGCCCTGCTAGCCGGCATCCGACACGTCGGAAAGGCGGCAATATTTTTTTACCTGCGCCGTCACCTTATCGCAAAGCAGATTCAACAGGGCATCCTTGTCTTTGCCGGTAATGCCGAGAAGCGTTTTAACCTGTTCCAACAGTGTCATAGAGCCGCCTTATTTCGCAGGCGGCGCGGCTGGTTTTGCAGCGGGTTTTGCCGTAAGCGCCTTGATGATGTCATCCTTCTTCATAGCATTGCCGAGGTCAATGCCCTTGGCTTCCGCATATGCGCGAAGTTCATCCACTTTCATGCCCGAAAAATTAGGTTTGGCTTCCTTCGTTACCACCGTGAAACCGTCCGCTTCCAGGCGGGCGGCGGCTTCCTCCGAATCCACAATACGGTGGACATTCAGCTTTTTCAGTTCAATCATGGTTTATTTCCTCCTTACGACGCGGGCTTCTGGTTGACCCGTACGGCATCCAGTTTGTTATCCGGCACCCACAGGTCGTGGAACTTACGGTACTCAATCAGCCACGCCTGAGCGCCCTGGTTGGTGATCGGGTCAAAGATTTTCATGGTGTCGGTCTTGCTGACTGCGATCGGCGCGCGGCGTGCGGAAATAATCCAGTTGATATCCACTGCTCCGGCTGCCGGGACGAACCCGCCGACGGTCTGGCCGGTTGTTTTGCCGTCGTTGAACACATAAGCGGTTTTCAGCCGGGCGGAAGGTACACGGAGAATAGGCGTATTGTCGATAGACTGAACCTTCGTTTTGATGCTGCCCTGCGCAAATTCCGTCACATCGAGGCGTTTCTCGATCTTGTCAGCCTGTGCAAGGGCAACTGCCGCCGGGATACTCATTGTAATAACAAGCGGTTCATTTTCACCGACAACATCCTGCACGGCGGCAATGTCTGAAAGAAGTTTTGAAAGGATATCCGATTCTGCCGGTGTATATTCGGATTTGTGGGAAGCTCCCGCAGCCAGCGCGGCAAGTTTCGAATACCGGTAGGCGTCAACTTCCGGGATGACCTTTGTGCGCTGGAATTCCGTTGTGACATTCGCAGCGGCCGCAACAAAGTTTGTTTCATCAACGTCGATTGCATCAAGCTGGAACTTCCGGCCGCGGTCCTGCGTCATGGTGTAAGTGCCGTATTTCAGCGTAACGCTGCCCTGGGTATATCCGTTGTCACGGTCATAATCCGCAAGACCGTCCATATTGATTTTCGGGATTTTGACTTCATTGCCTCCGGAATATTTGACCTGGCCGGCGTTTTTCTCCATCCATCCGGATGTGGCGCCCTCGATCATCTGCTTATCCAGTTGCTGCTGAAAAAGGGTTGCCATTTCAAGTGTATTGATAGCCATTTTTCATCACTCCAATTAAAAATTGCCCCTTGCCGCGGCAAATGCGTCTGCGACTTGTTTTGCTTCCGGCGCGTCGGGGTTCGGCGTGCCGGAATGGAATCCGGTTCCTTCGGGTTTGGTTTCAACCTGTTCAAACAGGTAACTGTCCGATTTTTTCAGGGCGTCCAGTGCGGCGTCGAGGCCGTCAACGGTGCCGTCGTCTTTGAGAGACAGTTTGGACGGGTCGAGCAGGGCCTTAACCGCTTTTGTGTTCTTGCCTTTTGCCTTCGTGATGCCGAAGTCAAGAGCGGCATTGAGGGCATTTTGATTGATCTTGGTCTGCAGGGCTTCCGTATCGGTTTTGTACTTCGTCTGTAAATTGCCGAGCTGCTTTGTCAGATCCTCGTTGCTGCCAGCCGACTTTTTCAGCGCGGCAATGTCCTTGTCGCGGCTTTCGAGCTGCTTTTTGAGGTCGGCAACAGTCGCTTCGGAAGTGTCGAACTTTTCTTTGCCTACATACCCGCCGTCAGCAAGGTTTGCGAGCTTGATTTTGTCGTTGCCTTTGAGTTTTTCTGTAACCTGGCTATACAGTTCGTCGCCCAGTGCTTCTTTTAAATCCATGTGAAAATCCTTTCCGCCGCAGATTTTTTAAAGGCGGTTGACTCCGCCGGGCGGCGCGCTGCATTTAAAGCCCGGCAGCGTAGGGCAAATAAAAACGCCCTGCCGGATGGCGGGACGAAATTTAACGGTTTATTGCGCTTTCAGGATTTTAGATGTAAAATATTGGCAAAAAGAGGTGAAATACCATGCGATACGATACACGTTCTGGATACTGCCCAACGCTCAAAAAAGACTACTCAGTCACTGTGGAACAGCTGGAAACTACCAGTCTTGAAAACACATCAAGGCATTACATTGACGGGCAGTTTGACTGTAAGTATGCTGAAATGCACCAATGCCCACACATTAATGACTGCCCCGTAGCCCATCTACAGAAATAGTCTGCTTGTCAGCCGTTTCAGCGTCGCCTGAGACGGCTGAATCTTTTTGAAGCTTTTCGAGGAATTCCCGGACTGGCTTTGGAAAACGGAATGCGCAATGCTCGGTTAAAGCCATATCCGTACCGTCCAAATGCAGTGTCACAATCGGGCTCTCCCCTGCTTTCTGGGATATAGAATAGTCCAGAACTAAATCAGAAATGTCCTGCCCGTCCACAACCATTTTAGTAAATGGGCTGTGGGCTGCCGTGATTTCAATCTTATGCATATTCATCCTTCTTTCTTAAAAATCTGCATAAAAATACCGCCGTACTATTTCAGCAGGCGGTATTATTTTGTTGGATCGATTCTCTTCGGACACCTTTTGCAGATAGGATACTTTTCAGGTGGAATATTGTCTTCCAGCACTTCCGGCTTGATCATGTTGTCGGCCACATCCTGAATATCCATACAATAACCGAGTTCAATTTTACGGCCCAGCAAAGGGCACTGCACATCATTTATGATCTGGGACATATCTATCAATCACTTCCAACAATCTAAGCGTGTCGGTTTTAAATTCTTTTGAACCATAAGCAGTTTGGACGATACCATCAATGGCTTTCACCCCAATAACGCCATCCTTGCAATAATAATTGTGGACTGTGTTTGGCGTCGGGTACCGCTTCATCATGACCTTTGCCTGATTCATAAATCTGACAGCCTGTTCTTTGGTAAGCCCACGCTGGACTAACCGTCTTTCAGCGTGGCCGCGCCATCCTTTGATTTCAACCGGTTCAGCCGGATAAGCCTTGCCTTTATTGACAATCCCGAGTTTTTCAAGTTCCCGGTCGATCTTTACATACTCAACCGGACGGCCGTTGATGTTACGGACATAATACTTCATGTCATTCCACTGTTCAGGTTCATTATACTTCATATTCTGAAAATCGGCAAGATTATCAGGTGCGTCTTTTCCAATGACTTTCCGGAAGGTCTTCATCTGCTCCGCGTCGGCCTTTCGGTTCCGATATTTCTTCTGCGCCGTTTCAAGGCTGTCGGCGCCGTACTTTTCGCTGATATCCTTGCGCCATTTTTCATAGTTCATATCCGCTGGTACTCTGTAGTTGCGTCCGGTTTCCGGATCCCGCGCCGTGCGGCTGCCGCCATCAGCTTCCGAGCCTGGAATCTTCGGCGTAATGGTGCAGCGGTCGTTCGGGTGCATTGGTGGCAGGTTCACACCGGTCTGTGCTTCCGATACTTTGAAAACTTTCAGGTCCAGTGCTCCGCAGACGGCGCAGGTCCGGGCATCCAGCGTAGCAAGGTAAGTATATTCTTTGACGCCCATTGCTTTGTAGGACTGGATTGCCGCATCGTTGTGCATCCGGTTAACTTCCGTCCGGACAAGCCGCGCGGCAGCGTAAGCGCCGACGTTCATCAGGTCTGACAGCTCCGTGGCCATCTGCTGAATGGACTTTCCCGCCGTGACTCCGGCGTCAATAATCTTTCCACCTTCTGACGCCAGCACGTCACGGTTTTTCCAGACACGGGAAGAATAATTCTCGCCCTTCCATTTGTTCTGGACCGCCTGATTGACAACGGCCTGCAAAAGCGGGGTGACCGTCGTTCCCGGAACATCTGGCAGCGTGTCATACATGGTTTTGTAGTAAGAATCGTCATAGGCTTTCACCAGCTGCCCGGAACCGGCCTTTTCTTCCCCTGCGGCCAGCTTGTCAAGTTCCGCTTCAATCGCCCGGCGCGCGGCCTGCAGGCGGCTGATTCGGTATCCGTAAGCCGGAGCGTTCAGCTTTGCAAGGGTCTCCGCGTCACCGGTTTCTTCATATAATTTTTGGAGATCAGCCATCAGCTCGGCGGTTTCCTGAGCGGATAACAGTTCCCGGGCTTCTTTCTCGCTGATACCCGTATACTTCCGATAATTCTGGAAGATGCGGTCCATCATCCGAACAAGCTCTTTGTCCGCGTCGCCATACATTACGGCAAGCCGTTTCAGCGTGTCCTTTGTGCCGTCGTGCGATTCTGCTTCACGCTGCAAGGCACGCAGCGCCCAGTATTCATCCGACTTCATTAGAATCACTATCCGAGGATTCGGGTTCAAAATCAGGGCACGTATTGCCGTGATTCCAAGTACAATCACGGCCAAAATGGCGTATACAGCAAGTATCAGCAGCGCCTTTTGCCGAATCATCTTTTGCACATCTCATGCAAAGACAGTTTGCTGTTAAATCAGCTAAACAGCCAATATGGTGTTTACCTTTCACGTTCCATCATCCCCCTTATCACCGCCGGGTGGCACGTCATCATTGCCGAACATCTGGCTGCGCCGCTTATCCTGTTGTGCCTGCTGCGCTTCAAGGTCTTTTTGGGCCTGTTCCGCGTCGTCGACAAGCGGATGGTGCGCAAGCAGAATCTTATCGGGCACAAGTCCGCGGGACTGCATAATCATGCTGACCGTCTCCGCGTCGTTTACGATCATCGTCTTATTGACCGTCACAACAATTTTGGAACTGTTGTAATTCGTACCGTTCCGGCGGTTCATATCGTCCGTCAGGAACCAGAACAGGTCTTTCAGAGCCTTTTTCAGCTTGAGGATCAGTGGATTGGCTTTCAGGTTGAGCTGCGTGTATTTGAATTTCAGCGCAACGCCGGAAGGATTGTTTCCAAGCTGTTCGTCGCTTGTATCAATGCCCATGCCAAAATGGTAAATATCGTGCCGGAGCATATCGAGCCACTTGCAGCGCTCCTCCACAGAAAGCGTGACCTGCTGTGCAGTTACGCCGTCACCAGCATCACCGCCCGATACGTTCACGACCTTGTTTATCTGCAGGCGCTTCACGATTTCCCGCGCTGTTTCACCGCCAAACCCCTTGACGATCCAGTACAGCGCCACAAGATCAATCTGGTCATTTGTCGTAGCGCTGGAAATCATATCGTAAGCATCAATCAGGGACTTAATGCCGCAGGGTTGGCCGTTCTCATCCTGCCCGCCGAGATCACTCGTCGCTTCGCTGTTGTTGTAGAGCGGAACCCATGGCACACGCCCCCAGCTGTGCGCTTCCCGGCTTGTTTCCGCGCCGTCAACCGTTGTCACATTCCACCAGTGCGGTGCCGGATTAACCGGATAAGCCGGGTCCAGCAGATAATTGCCGTGTTCATCCTGGACGTAATAGGTCACGTCGTGGTCTGTCCACCATTCGACTTTATACCGCTTCACCGTTTCACCGCTGCTGACAACATCAAACGTATAGAACCGGACAACGTCTTCCAGTACCCGCTGATGTTCGGAATCATAAAAAGCAACGACCTCATTTGCCGGCACGACAATGTAATGCAGGGAGCCGTCCGGGTCGTAGTACGGATGCACCCAGCCGACGCCCTTTTTTGACGCTTCCTTCACCCAGTCCGTCAGCATATCCGGGAATTCTTCGTCGGTCGTAATATTCGTGACGGCCGTTTCAAAATCTTTGTCATCTTCGACGCTGACGGTCGGCGGCTTTCCGACTATGTACCCGACCTTCTGGTCGACCAACAGCCGGAAAAACGGGTGGATGTTGTGCATATTCGAATTGTTGGAATTCGTGATCGTCTGGGCTATTTCATGGTCTTTCCCGTCGTCGCTGTTCTCGGCGAGAACCTTATCATAGACAACCGACTGCCGGAAATCATGGTTCAGGATATCGTGCCGGCCGGCGTAATAGCGCTCGCCGACAGCCATAAACCTCTGCTTTTCATCTACAGACCAGTCACGCAGAATCAGCTTGATGATCTCCGACTGATTCAGCCTGCCTTCAATGGTCAGTCTGGCTTTTATCAGGTCTAAGTCGCTTATGTACATGGGTTACACCACCCTCACATTCTTCATATCGTCTTCCATAGCATAGCGGACCGCGTCGATTGCGTGGTTGTTTTTATCAGGGTAACCGGCTTTAAAATTCCCGTTTGCGTCCCGTTCAAGCTCATACCCAATAAACTCCCGTGCGGCGTTTGGGCAGCGTTTATCGTCTATAATGATTTCATCAAGGCCCTGCAGCCAGTGGATACCATAATCCACACTGTCAGGGCCTTTCTTCGCGCCGCGGACCCGCAGGCCGTAGCCCCGGACTTCAGCAATGCTTTTCGGTTCTGCGGAATCACAGACAATATCTTTGCCCTGCCCACCGTGCTGCTTTACCTGTTTAGCCGCTGCAAAATTCGTAAGGCCGACTTTATAAACTTCGTCATAAATCAGCAGGCGGCGCTTCTTGCGGTCATATCCGCAGGCAGCAAAGCAAAACGGATCCACTGCGAAGCCCCAGTCAATCCCAAACCTGCGGCGCGGTACCATGTTAATCTCGGCATCGGTAATTCTCCGGATTTTTACGTTGGTGAACACTTCGCCGCCTGTGCCGGTCGGAATGCCGAGATACTCGTGCCGGTATGCGTCCGGATTAACCGCTTTAAGGTGTTCCGCCTCGATAATGAATTCATTACCGAGCCATTTCTGCGGCACGGTCAGGTAGGTGCTGTGATGTTCCACCATGCCCGGCTCTGAAAATGCCGTCGGGTCATTTACCCAGGAGCGCTGACTCCGTGGCGGGTTAAAAGAATAAAAGACGGTGAATTTCTCACCGCCTCTCAAAACAGACTGCTGTATGCTGCGTATTTTCTCAGGGCCTTCAAACTCGTCCAGTTCCTCGAACCACAAGTATTTGATGTATCCGCGAGGCACTTTGATTGACTTAACCTTCATCGGGTCATCAGCCCCGCGGAAAAGGATCTGCTGCCCAGTCGGCTTGTAGGTAAGCCGCAGCGGCGACAGGGACGCCCGCCATAAATGCGACACACCGAGTTTGTCAATTGCCCACAAAAGTTGTGTATAAACGCTGTCTTTCAGGTCAACGCCATAGCGGCGGAGTACCAGAGCATTTGTAAATTTTCCCGCCGCAGCGTCCCGCATAATACCAAGCGGTGTTTCTGTGCCGGCAAAGGAAGACTTACATGAACCACGACCTCCGGCCAGTTTATAAAACGTGTGGCTGTTTGCTGCAACATCACGGTGCAAGCTATAAAAGGACGGGGCAATCAGATCAGTCAGCTTTACCGTTTTCGTCTGCCTGCTTGTCTGGAACATCGTCGACAATCTGAACCACCCCTTCACCCGAAAGATTTACGTTGTCGGTGAATAGCCCCAGCCGCTTTCCGAGAAGTTCCAGCGCTTTCAGCTTATCGTGCATCTTGACCTCGCGCTCAACGCCGGGGCCGTCCTTTGTCGGAATTGTCTTCACGCGGACAGAAGCCACGGCGGCGGTATCGTCACGGACTGCATCAGGCTTGACCGTCGCATCGTCATAGTTGACAACATCCTGCGAATTGGCGAAGGCGACACGGGCAAGCTCCCGGACAACGCGGTCGGCGGTGACACCCGTGCGGCTGGACTGGGCGGCTAGGGACTTGTCAATACGTGCGCGAATCTGGGGTTTTCTCAGGTTCTCACTTCCAATGTCAGAAGCTGCTGCCGGGCTGTATCCTGCCCTGATTGCCGCCTGCGTCGCGTTCAGGTCAACGAGGTATTCCTCGCAGAAGCGTTTTTGTTTGTTCGTCATGGATGTCGCCACCTCGTTTCACAGTTTCATACAGGCACCGCGGCAGCATGCACACCCACGCCCCGGTACGCCTGTAATCATTCCAGACACATTTTGGACTGCACACTGCCGGTCACCTCCCGAAAATTGGCATGAAAAAGGACGGCCCGAAGGTCGCCCACACGATATTGACAATCTGAAATTTAAAAATACAACATGTTGATAACTCGGTTGAATGTGTGGAAAGAATGGACGCCCAAGAAGGGCGTCCATTCTTGATATCAAAACTAATTATCACTAATTATCAAACTTGCTCAAAAGATTAAATCTCTTCGTAACAATAAGCAGATTTAAAACAAATGAATAAAACAAATAAAATATTATTGTATCTAATAGCCACTGCAATCCTAAAACCATTCTACCAATATGACAAAATACAAAATTACAACTGTTGAATGTTGGCTTTATAAAACATAATATTAACAATACAATGCTCAGCAAAATCTCATAATTTATAACACTTACCGTTTCATGATGCACTACTTTAAATTTTTCGTAACGACCTGCATCAATTTTCTTGTTGTCTGTTACCTCCTTATCCTTTTCACTAATTGTCCCAAGATACATATACAATGTTGCCGTTAGAACAGATACTACTATACCAAGTGTATTTAATAAATTGCTCCCATAATCAGACTTTGGACTAGCTGACAGTTCTACAGCTAAATGCAATGATGACGCTAACGAAAGCGGAATCGGGAAAAGTAAAAAGAACAAAAAGTGTTGGTATTGAACTTGACCATCGATTTCAAATATTTCTCTATATTGTTTACAAATTTTCCAACAATTAATATAAGATGCGCCATTAAAAAGTGTTGAGTATAGTAACAAAAAAATGACTGATACTACAATCCAAAACCATGGTTTTAATAGTATCACTGAACAGATCTATTCTAGGAATTTGTGTTCCTATACATTTTCTCGTTTGGAACATTCCTTTTAATGCAGTCCTTAAATTAGGGAATTTAGGCCTAATATAAATTCGTTTTTCTCGCTCACAATAATTCAATTCTGATCTGTCAGGGTTTTCAAAATATTTTATAAGTTTTAATTCGCGAATTGGTTTTGTTTCAATGAGTCTTTCTACAACATCACAATCTGAAATATTATAAATTTTCATTGTTACTTCATCATCGTTATAAAATTTACTAAAGCTTTTAAAAAATAATGACTGCGCACTATAAATACCTTTATGCTCTAATATTATCATTCCTTCAATGGAATTTGGGCCGCACGGAATTGCAACAAACACATTGAAAAAATTCATTCCCGCTTCATCGGGCATTTGCAAAGACGTAATTTCGCCATATGAATTACATATTACCCTAAAATCTCCTTTTTTTCCTCCTAAAATGAGAAAATGAATATAGTTATAGTCATCTCTCCCATTACTCTGTTTCGTTTTAGTTTCATATTTATTCCAATATAAGAAAGTATAATCCGATTGCTTTTTATCACTTTCATTAGCACTATCTTTATTGATTAAGATATTTTTATCGCTTTTATTGGATACTAAAAATCTATGGTCTGCTTCCTCACGAATTCTAACAGAATGATTATTTATATAATCTGCAAGGACACCAATAATTCCTTTTTCTCTGAATGAATTCAAAGCTATTGTTTGAGCTGTATTATACTTTTTATACATTTTGAATTTATGGTAAGATATACTAGTGTTTGACATAATATTCCTCCAAATAATCCATTAATTGCATTATAGTACAATTAACGTCATATTGGAAGAATAATTTCAAAAATTCGCTAAAATCTTTCGTTTTTAAATTGTCTTCATTATATCCGTTTTGAAGCAAATATATTGTTCCATTCAGACGAATTCTATAAAAAGTCCCCGTACTCTCTACCAAGCGCCCTGCACAGAACGCAAGGCTTTGGAGAGATACAGGTTTTTTTGTATCACCGCCCGGCTCTGCCCCGGCAGGCCCCGGTCTGATTCCGTGCCCGGTGACATATTAACGCGGCCTGCTGGAGTCGAACCAGCGTCTGAGTTATTGGGATACCGACCGCCGCATATCGGCGCCGCCCGCTGGGAACAGGCGGCGCATAGGAGAAAAGAGTGTCAGTCTGGTATTCATGCCGCCCCAGACAGGCGGCTGAAAATCGTAATCCGTTTTTACAATTTCCTACTTTTCATTATATGGGTACATTAGGGGACAAATGGGTACATTTCCAAAATCTTTTCAAATATTGTTTGTTGGCGTCCATACTTTTTCCTGTTTTATGCGCCACTTTGCACCAACCCCATCCTTTCCGGTAATGCATATCCAGCAACGTTTTAGCGCGTATATCCGTAATTTCGTCTATAAAACCGTCTATGGCACTTTTTCTTTGTTCAAGTAAGTTTTCACCTCTTCCCGTGTTTTCTCGTCGTTTCGGACGCCGTGGAGCGTAATAGAGTGGCTTGTGTACGGATATTCGTCGGACGAACCTTTTACAGAATCCGTGACGATTGTCGTTTTTAATTCTTTCAGCCGGACGACGATATCATGATATTTTTCAAGGCTGACTCTGGTCATAATTTCCCTTCTTTATATTTTGTTTTTACATTTTGTTTTTTTGCATTTTGCTTGACATGCTTGACACATGATATAATCATGTGTATAATATGGTTGTGCCATGATAACATCATAATTTTGGGAGGTTATTTTATGTCAGTAAAAGCTCACGTCGTAATTCTTCATGAAACCTCACGTTCCTTTACCAATGAATGGTCCCTCTGTTTTCAACTGTGTCGGTATGAATATACTGATGGCTCTGAACAGAGCGGTTATCGCTTCATTTGGAGACGCCAAAATAATAATTTACAAGGTGCAATGGGGCAAGCAAGAATTCCTTCGATCGCCATCTTGCTAAAATTGGTTAGCCAAGCGATGGATGAAGGTTGGGGGAATTTTGTCGGTGAAGATGCGAATATTGAAATAAAAGCCCCGAATAATTAACCTTACCACCCATTTTTGGGTGGCTTTTTTTATTTTCTCCCGTCAAATATTATCATCATCTGCTTACACCGTTCACAACTTTCCAATTCAACTTCTTTCGAATAGCCGCCCAACTCGACCCGCATTTTACAGGTATCCCTGTAAATCCCGTCCCAGCGCATCCATTCTGCAAACTTGTCAAGCAGTTGCGCCTTTTCATTGTGGGCCTGCTCCCGGGTAACCTGCCCGGCCCGGACGCTTTGATGCAGCCAGCGGAACGCCATAAATAATAATTGCTCCGGATATTTCAGGTGCGGCGGAAGGTCTTCGTTATGCATCGCATGGATCTCAATCTGCTCTGGATCCAATCAGTTTCACCGCCTCATCCACAGACCGGGCAACACCGGCTATGTATCCCATGGACCGCATCAGATTAAGAAAATTCTTTTGTTCCGGCCTGAGGCGGCCTGATTCATTTTTTGTTTCGATAAAAGCGACTTTACTGGGAGCAACAAAAAGCAGATCGGAAAAGCCTGCCGGAAGCCCGTCAACGCGGCGCAGATTAATTAAAACCGGTTTATTAAACTCTTTTGAATAAACAACTTTTCCCTGCCAAAATTCACCGGAATTGGTGCGAAACACGCGGCCCTGCTTTGACAATTCACAGCGTATTTGATTCTGTATTTTAGATTCAAGCATCTGATAATTTCTCCTTCCAGTATTCAACGAAATATATTGTCCGCTTTCCATTTTTTTCTTTACCTTGCCGAACCGTATAACCATTCATTGCCAGAATCGTTATAACGGTTTCACGATCGGCGGGCTTGAAAATATAAAGCTTGTTTTTCATGCCCGGATCATCCCTTTCGAGCGGGCGTAGTAATATCCATACCCCGGTTTTTTACCGTTCTGCTTGCACCATGCCATGACTTCACTCATATTCCGACATTCGGAAATATCTGATTTTTCATGCACGGCCGCAGCGGTTTTCTGCCGGTACTGACGTTTGATTTCTTCCATGTGAATTTTCTTGATATTCCTGATTTCCTGACGGGTCTTTTTGATTTCAGCGCCGCAGTTTGGGCAGTGATCCGAACCAGACGGAAATGTAAAGAAACATTCTGGGCACTGTGTAACTGCCAAAGTGCCATCTGCTTTGTATTCCTTATGCTGGGGTAATTTGCTGTCAAGCGACCATTCCCGCGAATCGTCCGGGAGGCCGTGTCTGGTGTAATTTCCAACGTGGTCCAGTATAATTGCCGTTTTTCCGGGCTGCGGCCTGAGAGCCCGTCCGGCCTGCTGAATGGCAAGCGCGGTGCTCATAGTCGGCCGGAGCAGGATGCAGCACCAACAGTCCGGCACGTCGAATCCGACGCTGATTAAATCGACGTTGCATAAAATCTGAATTTTTTTGTCCCGGAAGTCCTGAACAATGCGGGTCCGCTCTGCTTTAGGTGTGTTTCCGTCAAAATGGACCGCATTGATGCCGGCCTTTTGAAATTCCTCAGCCATGGCCATGGAGTGCTTGATTGATGAGCAATAACAGATCGTCTGAAGCCCGTTGGCATATTTCCGATAATTCCCGATTACATCTCCATAAACCGCCCGCTGCATTAGCAGCTCCGCCGCACTTTCCGGGTCAAAATCAGATCCTTTGCGTTTCAGTCCGGACAAGTCGGCAACGGATGGGGCAAAGTACCGATAATTGCTCAGATAACCTTGCTGAATCAGCTCCCGGGTGGATATTCCGACAACCATGGTGTCATAGGTAGTACCAAGCGGTTTTCCGTCCAATCGGCACGGTGTAGCCGTAAGGCCAACAATATAGACATCCGGATATAAATTAATCAGCTTTTGCCATGTGGCTGCCATACTGAAATGTGCTTCGTCAAATATGATAAAATCCGGTTTCGGATATCGTTCCGGATGATTTGCGTATGTGGCTACCATGCCAATATGGATTGTCCTGAGAGGAATTCCAAATCGTTTGAATGTTGCTATGGTTTGATCAAGCAGTTCTCGCCGGTGTACCAGAAACCACACTGTTTTTCCGCGCGCCTGAGATTGTGATGCCATGTAAGCAAACAAAACGGTCTTTCCGGCCCCGCATGGAAGCACAACAAGTGGGCGGCGATAGCCGGATCGGAATGCCTCACGGGTACGGTGCAGCGCGTCAGTTTGGTATGGGCGTAATTTTAATTCTTGCAATAGTATAATCACCTCATTTTGTGGCCGCCGTTCCCATGCTGTTCCCAGTAGGTGGGAACAGCCGCGAGCCGCATGAATACTGATTTTTTTGTGCGTTGTTCCCGATGTTCCCAGTAAATCTCCATTTATGTCCTTTAGAGAGAAAACACTTTTTATAACTAAAAAATGTGTTCTAAAAAATACGGGGGTGTATTGCGGAAAAAGTGGGAACAGTGGGAACATCGGGAACATTTTTTTAAAACGGAAAGTCTTGATCTGGTGAAATTTCATTTTCAGATTCGAGTATTACCGCAACACACCGGACGGCCGCAACCCCATTAATCCTCTTTTTCACGGTGCTTCGGCTGGTGTCTCCCTGCAACACAAGCTTCCCCTTCTTCTTCATCCAGCTCCGCAGCGGTCGCGGGTCAAAACCGCCGTCACGGCAGGCATTGTCAAAAACCGTAGCGATAATATAGGCCAC